CCCTGCGACTCTCTATCAGTAGTACGTCCGTCGGAAGCAGGTCGTGATCCTTTGCCTGTTCCTGCGCGTACTTTTGTCTACGGCCTAAGGTTCTATGTACCGGAAGTGGTACGCTCTTTAAACAATTGACATCAATCTGCAAGGCCAGCGGCGCGTAGTTTTTCATGTACTATCTCGAATGGCGTTGTCACAAATGAAAACCCAAGAGACTTGCGTATGTGTGGGTGGGCAAGTCGCACGTCGTGAACCTTATCGTTGTTTAGCAAATAGACATCACCACTATTTGCAACGAAGCTTGCAACCTTAACAAGATTGGCTCCTTCGTACTCATAGAACGATGTCTCTTCTCCGTGAGTATCAAAGAAGAAAGTCACGCTTGCCAACCTAGTCATGTCCCTGTGAGCTGGTAAAACATTAGCGCTGTGCTGTGGTCGGATGTTCATTGCCCACAAGTCAGGCATTTCTATCTCAACAAGTTCTTTCGGGAGGTGCTGCAACAACGCTTGTGCGTCTTCCTCCCTAGGAACATAGGTTGCATTTGGTATCGCAACGTAGTTATCAAATTGCTTACGAGCCCTCAAAGCGTGTTTCTGTGCTGCGTCGTAGTACTTCAACACTGGCATCTTAGTTGCATCCAGTAGCAACCCATCACTTGACACGGTTATATTGAGCTTTGTAAAGTAAGGTGACACATTAACCTCTCACAACAATCCACATGCTATCCATGTTGAACATAACTTCTTTGCTGCCAACAAAACGGATTGACCTCGGGCCAGTAACTTGACGACCCTCAATCACAAACCCGCCATCCATCAGGAACACCTTGTCTCCATCTTGGAAGGTGTGAGCAGTGTTGGGTGCTACGCGATGAACATCAAAGTCAGGCAGTCCATCAGAGTTAGCTGTGCTATTAAAACAAAATACAACTGCTGGCTCTGTTACAGTAAGAAGGTAGTCACCTTGCACCAGTGGAGAGTCTTTGGTGTTCCAGCCGCGAGTCTGCTCAGTGACCACGCCAGTTGCGAGATTCTCGTGGGTGTTGTGCCCTTGAACCATAAACCAGTGATATACACCAGCATCTTTAATCGAGCCATCAGCCTCAACCGTAAAATAATTGGAAGCCATTACCTTGTCGTTGATTAGCTCACCGCGACGAAGTTCAGTCTTGTCAATTACCCAACCGTGGCAAGGGTAAGATTTAATGTTCATTACAGTACCTCCACATCTTCTTCAGGATTGCGCACTTGCACAAACTCTTGAGAGTCTGGGTAGTACACCCATGAGTCGGCCACAACATAGTCAGGGCAGTCAACCCAATACAAAGGTTCTGCGACAGGGAACTCGGATGGCATAACCTCTGCCACCCGAAGAGCATCACCTCTTGGTTCATTAGGGGATATAAGTGCTTTCATCATTGCCCTCTATTAGTAGAATTCCCATACTAGCACAAGACCGTCTGCGCCAGATCCAGCGTTGTTAGTGCCGCTGATGTACCCGCCGCCACCACCACCGCCATAGAGATAACCATTGCTGTTGTTTACTACTGCCGATGATGCGGTTCTTGCGCCGAATCCGCCAGCACCAAAGGCCAAGCCGGGTACGCCGCCAGCACTTGAAACAGAGCCAGCCACGTCTGCGCCAGCAGTTCCTTGAACATTAACATCACCGCTAGAACCAGCGCCACCAGATCCACCAATAGACGAAGTGGTAGCAGGAGCAGATCCGTCATACTTAAAACCACCGCCGCCGCCAGTAGCAGAGTTGTGTGAGCCAAACGAAGAAGTTCCGCCAGCGCCACCATCAGTGTTGGTTGTTCCCGTCTTGGAAGCAGTACCACCAGTACCAACCGTAACAGTCTCGGTTGAACCAAGGGCGCTCTCAAGAATCATCTTGCGAGAATAGCCACCGCCACCACCGCCAGCACCACCGTAAGTTACCTTACCAACAACACCGCGAGTAGAGCCGCCACCGCCAGCACCAACGACCTCAGTCATCACAGCCTTCAGGCCAGTGTCTTTAGTCCAAGTACCATTTGAGGCAAAGACAACTAGCTGCGGAGGATCTGACGTAAAGGTAATCGCGCCTGTCGAGCCGTTGAAGCTAGTCACACCATCATTGGTGATTGTCTTATTGGCATTGGTTCCGGTAATTGAAATACCAGTACCAGCAGTCAGAGCAAGCACACCAGTGTTATCTATCTCCACGTTGCCAGCTTGACCATCACCGTTGGTTACAGTGATACCGTCGCCAGCAGTGATCGTGCGCGATACCGATGTGTGGTCGCCGTTACGAACGATGAAGCCGTTGCTGTCTGGATCTTGTGCAGCGTCCAGATTGATACGAGCGTCCAGAGCGTTGTCTGCGCCAGTACCACCTTGAGCAACTGCCAAGTCAACAATGTTCTCACCCTCAGCAGCAGCAGCTAAGCCAGCAGCAGTAGGACGCAGTTCAAACTTGTCACCACCTACCCATGCAGCAGCAGTGGTGCCATCTTGACCACGGACAACCGTCATCACGTCACCAGAACGAGCCGTGACCTTGACGATCTCTATGTCGTTGTTGGAGTTGTTGAGTGTTGCATAAAAGTAATCAGCACCACCAGCAGCAGGGAACAACGCGCCAGTAGCACCAGCAACAGTAATCGTGGTATCACCGCTAGTTATCCCTGACGCTATTGTGGTCGTGGCGTTGTTAGCCCATTTAATAGCCATTCGTTTCTCCTATTAGGCTACGGTTACTTCCCAAGTGATGCTCATTGCATCGGCAGCACCTTTGTTAACCACAGCAAATGTAGTACGGCAAAGCATTGTGCCAGCCACGCCAGCGTTGAATATGCCAGCCTCTTCGATTGCGCCAGTTGCGGTACCTGCGCCGAAGGTGGCGACGTACTCAACAACAGAACCAGTAACGGTTGTGCTGGTCAAAGCAACACGGCCAAGCTCAGAGCCTAGGGTTGTGTCACCAAGAACCGGAGTAGTGCCATCGTCACCGACAGCCATGTGGCTCATTGCGCCGAAGGTTGTGTCCTTCATACGCGAGGCAATGTATTCCAAACCAGTGGTAACCACCAGATTGTCTACCTCGAGGGTTTGCTTTTCTGCGCCTGTGATCGTGTCCCATACACGGATCTTCAGACGACCTTTGATATTGAGTTGTTCCTTGGCTTGCATCAGTGTCTCCTTATGGGCCATTCAATGTAAATACATTCAGCGGGAAGCTGTTAACTAATTGTGTAGCACCACTTACGATAATTATCGAAATGATACTGTCTGTTACGGTGACGCTATCCGATGCGGCTTTGTAGAAATGCCAAGCCGGGCTATCAGATGGTGTTGCCGAATCCTGCAGTGATTTGCTAAAAGAACTTACTAGCGCCTCAGTCACCGTCGCAGTATCGGTAAACGATCTACTGTATTGTACTTGCCTATCAAACAAGTCGGACAGGCTTACAGCATCAGTCAAAGGTTTGCTTACATCAATCGCCTTTGCTTCTGTGATCGACGCGCTGTCGGACAGAACCTTATCGAATACGATATTGTTCAGAGCGTCAGACGCATCAACCCCATCAGCCAGAGCCTTGGCAAAAGCCCAGAACGAATCATCGTAAGGCGACACACTATCTGCTAATGGCTTACTCGTTGAGAGTGCAGCATCATCAGTTAGCGTTGCTTGATCCGCTAGAGCTTTGGAAAAGTCTTTGACTGTTGTTTCGGTTGTAGCTACATTGTCAGACAGCCCTTTCACAGTATTGATGAACTGGATGCTGTCAGTTGTAGTTACGCTATCCGCTAGGTTACGGATAAATATAATTGTAATAACTAGTGTTTCAGTTACGCTAACAGAATCAGTGAGACTCTTGCTTACGTCAACTGCTGGGCTATCAGTAACGCCCACACTTTCTGTTAATGATTTAGATACAGAGATTGCCGCTATGTCACTAGCGTTAACTGTTTCCCGAAACTTCTTCCACCGCTGCAATTCATCTAGGAAAGCGGTGGACTCTGCTAGAACGTAATCAACCAGCGCCTCTGGTACAACCCTAGACACCGTAGCATTAGCATATCCCGCCGCTACAGCGGTTTGAACAAGAACCCTTTCAACAACTACGTTGAGGGCTTCTACGGAGATACTGCTTACTACATTGACTTCCGCTGTGAGGGCAGAGGCGAGGACATACGAAACCCTCGCTGTTGTCATCTTAGAACTCCGAACGTAGTTTGAACTTTAGTAAGTCGTATACAGTTTGTCTGCTACCGTCACCAAACGTAATCTCGATCTCACCCTCGTAATCGCCGGGTGGGCCATCAAGGGCGGTAGGATCATCAGTCCAGAAGAAAGCCACAACGCCACCAGTAGGATTAGTAACGCTTCCCGTTATGGTTGCGGTCAAAGTGGTCGAGCCAACTTGACGGAACTTAAGCAGGACAGTAGCGCCACTGAGAACTATGGGTTCGCCCGAGGTTTCATCTGTCAAAGTACAGATCAGGGTAGGCCGAGTGTCCCCCTGCACTAATCTTATTTTATCTACCGACATTAGATTCTCCGTAACTTGACATGTTTGTTGGCGCGCACGAATGACTTCAATGCACGGTCACGAGCCACGTTCAAACCAGCGCGGTACAAAGCGTCCCTTGCAACAGCCAACTTAGTGTCGTAGTAAGGCTTGTCAGGGGAGAGTGCCATCCTTGAGATTACACCGTGAGCGATAGTCTCAGCGTAGTCCTCAAAGATAAAGTCGTCGATTGTGTCAACCGCTCTTGTGGGCTTTAACGCCACGCGCAAAGTTACTGCACTAGCAACTGTTTCGCTTGGCTCCGGGTACAGCGTAAAGGTACGTGGATCCTTTTGCATTATTACAAACGGATCGCCCTTGCGTGTGACCACATCAGTGATATGCTTGTTGTACAGAGTTGCATCGTTGATGTTGTCTGTGCTCTCAGCATCTAGCATTCTGTTCTTGTACCAGCCCCTTAGTATCTTAACAACCAATCTGTGTCTTGGCGGCTCAAGGTCGTAGTCACTTGTGTTTGCTATTACAGCAATTGGATCGAGAGTTTCTTGTAGGATCAAGCTCTTCTCGCAGAAGTCTATGATCGTACTCTTGATCTCATGCAAAGCCATATTGACCGTGGCACCCGGAACATGCGGCATTACATAGTCTAAGAAATCGTTATGGCTTTTCATTAGGTTAACTCCGATTTAAATAGTGAACGCATCGCACTAGCCCGACCTTCGGCAGAGTACTCATCGTCGCGCAATTCTGCTCGGAATACCACGTAGTAGTTCAGTAGGTTCTGGAACTTAAGTGGGATTGGAATTTGATCTGTTTCAATATAAGTAACATCTGCTGCGGTGTAGTTGCCTAACAGGAAGTCAGGACGAATGCGATAGACTTCCTGAATACCGTCGTTGCAGAAACTCATCAACTCCGCAGTGCTATAACGAACAGCATCTACGTCATTGAGAGTTACTCTCGCATCATCTATGACTGTCTGAAAAGTTGCCATCTATTCACCATTTAACTTTGTCTGCCCAATAGGCCGCAGACATTTTGCCTTTGGCGATGTTCTTCGCGTGACGTGCTTTGAATGAAGCTTGACGTTTGGTTGGTTGTCTATCACCTACCACGCCCTGTTGTCCAAAGCGTATCGTCTTTACCTCCTCCCCAACCTTAGCCACAACAACGTGTGACTTGGTTGGATGATCGGGTGTGCGCTTGGGTTGGTTGTAACCACTGACCCCGGCGCGCTCTAGCCTAGAGTCCTTCTTCTTCATTTTTTAAACCCTTTAAGTGTTTTCGCAAGACGAGCACGTTGTCCCAGCTTTCCCGGGGCCTTAGCTGCCTTCTCCAACTTTTCCGCAGGGATCTTCTCACCCTTCTTGACACCCAGCGCTTTGCGAAGAGAACCCGGCTTCTGTATGGCATCTTGAATCCACTTCTTCTTAGACATTAGAGATCCTTACTATTCTCAGGGAATAAGACATTAACATCTGGCTCAAGCTCTGGCTCTAAATCTTCAAACGCATCCATAGGCCATACGCCAGTATTACTCTCGCCCTCAAACTTTACGACAACGGCATTACCCCTAGGCAACCAGCAGAACCTAGTCTTGTCGCCAACAGATGAGAAGGCGTAACCATCGAAAGCGTTCATGCCACCACACCACTTGGTTTTGTCTGTGATGACAGTCCAGCCACCTACGTTGTTCTTGAAGTACTTGGCATGCACATGCTTTTCAGCAAGCTCATGAGCCAATGCAAACGGTGTTGCCAAAATAGCTAAAGCAAGTATGAGGCTACGCATAATGACGCTCCTTAAAGAGAGGCCACCCATGCAGCCTCACTTCCATTATTCTTCAGTTTTGGATTTCTTGCTCTTGGCTAATACAGCTTTTGCCATTTCAGCAATAGTGGGCTCCTGCTCTTCTTGTTGAGCAACAGACTCTAACTTGATCTCGTCGGGCGTTTGCTTTGTTGCGCCTCTGCTGCCTACCTCTCGGGTGGGGTGTTTCCACTCAACCATATCGGGGCGTTTGGCAAGCTCCGGGTTCCAAGCAAAAATCGCGCCTGAGCTGGTCTGTTTAAGTAAACGAAACTTACTGCGTTCTATGTTACGCGGTGTAGGTTGAATAGCCATAAATCCTCTAAAGATAAAAAAATGGGAAGAGGCTCCCGTGTAAGAGCCCCCTCCCTACCCCCTAATTAGGGAATAGCAACTTTGGAAACATACAGATCGACCAAAGCTTCAGGCTTCACAACGCTGTAGCCATAAACATTCAGGCCACGAACGATGTTGCCGAAGGTGCTGGTCGAACGCAGAGATTCCACGTTGGTGATCTGCGAAGCAAACGAGATTGCATCACGGGTACCAGCGAGGACGTGCCATGCGTCAACTGTATCGGCAACAACATTCAGGTTGTTGGTTGTGTACAGAGTGAAACGGTCAACCATACCAATCTTACCGTTACGCAGCGGCGAGGTGTCGTCACCAGTAAGGTAAGCTTGCTTCAGGTCACTGTTCTTCAACAGAGGAGCCATCCACGAAGGGATAACCATCCAGCGACCATCTTCAGGTACGTTCTGCTCGTCGAGAACCAGACCAACGTCAAGGATCTTTTCGAGGACGTTAGTCGTAGTGATGTGGATCGGAGCACCAGTTTCGCCCAGATCGATGTCACCAGAGATAGCGCCAGCATCAGGGCCCTTGTTAGCGGCAGCAGCGTCGGCAGCTACGTTGTTCAGAACGTCATTGTCGATTGCGATCTTCATCTGCTCGGATGCGTCGTTCGAGAAGATGTCCATCAGTTTCACGTCTGCCTGAACTTCATCAACGTCATCCACGACTACGGCGAAGTACTTACCCTTGTCGATCAACAGATCAATCGGAGTAGAGGTAGGTGCCTCAGTGGTCAGGGTTTGACCCTTCTCGTAGTTACGGATGGTGATTGTTGGGATCGAACGGATATGGACAGTATCGCCCATGCTCTTGATCTCACCTTCCCAATCGTTGTTGGTGATTTCGGCCAGAACGGTCGATTTGTAAAACTTAACTTGCAGCTTGCCAGACCAGATCTCTGGAATAAAGGCTGAGCCACTTGGGTTTGTATTGTAGCTATACTGAGGATAGCCACCACTTGCGGGTACAGACATATTAGTCTCCTAAATAAAAAAGTTTGTACGCCGCGATTAAGGGTTAACGAATACGACCCTCAATGGATGCGGCGTGGATTTCTGCTTCCATCGCCACCATATCCTTAGAAGATATGCGCCCATCCCTGCAAGCCGAATAGAAATCAGAAATCTCTTTGCGCGTGAAGTATCTCTTCGCGGCAGGAGACTGTCTGCTATTGTGACTGTCAGGTACTTGGTGCTTATCCTTTTGGACTAGTGGAGCTGGTGATGACACACCGGGTTGCTTGCTTGCTTCATACTTCTGGAAGAAGCGCGCAACACGTTCGGCATCCCGCTCTTGTTCAGCACTCTCAAGGAGGTCTTGGCGTGTGCGACCTGTAAGCTCGTCATATTCATCCAGCCAACTCAAGAAGCGTTCGTCGGAGTTGAGTGATACCCAATTAGGTGCCAACGCGTTCAGACGATCATAGAAGCTGGCCTCGGTCGTTTTTGCAGTAGATGTAACTACTTGCTCCATACGACGTTTAAGCTCAGCAATCTCCGCGTCCTTTGCGGTGGTAGCTTGTTGAGTTGCTCTTTGTATAACATCGAGCAGATCTTCTCCGTACTTCTCTTTGTCGGCATCAGTGATGAGTGGGGCTTTGGTTGCTTCTGCCTGACTCTTCAAACTTTCGACTTGTGCTGCAAGCTCGGCCAGTTGTGACCTAAGCTCTTTGTTTTCCGCGGCCATACGAGGAACTTCGGCCCTGTACTTACCCTCGATTACCTTGTAACGGTGTTCCCACTTATCATCCTCAGGCGGGGCTGGCGGCTCCGGTTGTGGTGGAATCCCGCCATTCCCTTGTTCCAGATTTGGATCTGGTGCAGGGTCAGATGGTGGTGTAGGATCCGGTTCAGGATCAGGTGTAGGTGGTTCCGGGTTCGGCTCAGGCACAGGTTGGTTCTCATAAAACTGTTTGTGCAGAGCTTCTGCTCGTTCTTCAGCTTCGCGTACTTTGCGTGGGATTGCCATAAGTTCTCCATGAGTCTCAGAGCCTCGTCAGGTTATCCAAGATTTTCATTATTGCTAACTCAACCCTGTTAGCTTAGGGATCGTCGATTATCTCGACCGAATCTTTCTAATCGTCTCTTCCGCCCCATTTGCTTTCTGTAGAAAGGTAGAGAGAACTTGTTGAGCACCTTGGTTCCAGCGAAGTTGAACTTCGTCCTTGGTCTGTGGGGTGATCTCGTCCAGTTCTCTCAGGGATTCTGCAAGCCACTGTTTCACTTGTTCGAAGTGAAGGTTGCCTTGCAGTTGCGCGAGAGCGTTAATTGTTTCTATATTGATTTGGTTTAACACACATTACCTCTTAGATTCTTTTGCTGCCTTCTCGTACCGCTTCAAAGCTTCGTCCCTCATCTGCTTGTTGACAGCGTTGGGAGCTTTCTTGTAAGCATCGTCAGCCTCCTTGAATCTCTTACCGAGGTTCTGGACTGCTTGTTCTGCTGGGTACGGCTTTGACTTACGTGTCTCTGCGTCTCCACCACGGGCACCCGGCTTAGTCTTACGGGTTGCATTATCCGCAGGAGGACGAGGATTATTAGGTATGACCACTCGCTTAGCTGTGGAATCCTTAGGCTCAGCAGGTTTTGTGCCTTGGCTGTTGGGTGCCGTGTTCCTTGCGGGAGCATCCTTGCCTGTAGACCGAGTGCGCTTCGGCTTAGTCTCAGCGTCGCCCATCGGACGTGGCACAGCGTTGGGATCCATCTTAGGAAGATTAGCGCCGCCCTTTAAAGCATCAGCCTTCATCTCATCGATGCTTGCATTTTGATAAGACATAGATGGCTTCGATGACAAAGGTTTCAGTTCGCCCTTGTCCTGATCGGGAACAGCACTTATCTCAGCGCCCTTGTTGGCATCCATGACCTTCATCTTGTCGCCGCGCATAACCATACCAGCGTCGCGCATACCGTCGCCTTGCATCTTGGCGTTCTCAGCGAAAGCCTTCTGGTTCTCATACTCACGCTTACCGCGACCAGCACCATAGCGCTCATACGCTAAACTACCGGGAGCATCGATGTTGCCTTCTTTGAAACGCTCGATGAGATTCCTAAAGCCGCCAACAATGCCGGGGCTACCAGCAGCTTCACGCTCACGGTTAGAAGCATCAAGACCCATCTGCTTCAGCACTGCCTCTTCAGGCATACCGCCATCAGCAAGATAAGCTGCAGCGGAGTGCGGGGACTTCTCTCTTAAAGGATTGTCCCGGTGAACATTCTCCGCATGGAAGATGGGGCGACTCTTAACGCCGTGCTCCACCTTCGAGTTCGTGGTTTTTTTGTGGTTGCCACGCATCCACTCTGGGACGTGTCCTGACATTTACTTCCCCTTATGCTTTTTGCCCGGCATCATTTTGCCATCAGGCATCTTGTGTTTAGCCATACCACCGTTAGCCATTTTCTTTTTGCCCATCTTAGGCATCTCTTCTTTGCCCTTCAGTGGGCCTTTTTGCGATTTCATTTTGCCGTACATTCTAGTCTCCTTATTGATTGACCAAATTGTTTTCTGCTAATGCTGCCAAGATGCGATCAGCCATATCGTTTTGTATGGCTTGTTCTTCCGTCATCCCAACCTGCCCACCGTCTGCCAACATCTGCGGCTCAGGTGGTAGGGGCTGCGACTGCGGGATCTCTGCTGGCGAAGGTGGCTGCTGCGCTTGCATCTGCATTGCCAACTGTTGAACCATCTGCTGCGCTAGAGCTTGAGCCTTCATATTGATCTCTTGCTGTTGCATGTTCTCAGCATTTGGTACCAGCTTATCCGTATCCATCTGCAGACCACGAGCAGCTTCGCGTAACAGATATGCTCTGCCACCCAAGCCAGTGATTTGAGAATCAATCGGATTTGCTGTTGCTATGAGGAACTCATTGCGGCGCATCTGTAAGGTCTCTTTGTGCAGCAGACCAATTGCACCTTTAGCAATCACACTGAAGTCGCCCTTGATATAAGGATCAGGATCGAACATCATATTGTGAATATATAGTTTCTGGACTATACCTGCTACTATTGTATCAATGTTTGCAATTGCTTGTTTGATACCTTTGCTGGCATTGTCCATCAACATAGACAGACCGGATGCTGTACGACCAGCGCCAGATACAGCGGAGCTACCATACACATAGTTAGGGATGCCAGTTACTTCGTCGGCTTGCTTGGCAAACTGCACGAAGACTTGCATCAACTCACCAGCGTTCAAGCTAGGCTGGAAGAAACGGATAGCAGGTTGACCACCCCCGGTTTTGTCACTGGTGGTTTGCCAGATCTTCCAAGGATAGATGTCGGTGATGTCCTCGCCATCAGGCAGTCGGTCAACTGTGACTTCCACCTGTGGGCCAGATGCAACACCCATGTTGTTTGCAATCGAACGAGCCGCTGCGTTACACATAACCTGCGTGTCGCGCATGATCTCTGGAAGCGCAACGCCCCAGAACGAATCAGGCACATCTTCCCACGAGGCAATGAAGTAAGGACGGTCGCCTAGCGGATCTGGATTGATGACGCATTTCCATAAGGCACCGTCAGTCCACCAAGCATCAATCTCATAGATTGCGTCAGGATCGATCTCGTCTTCGATGCCCCACTCAAGAAGCATCGTGCCGGGGACAGAACCCCAAAACTCAACGGTCTCAACTTCTCCTGCGTTGATTGGATACTGGAAAGGTTTGCCAGCCAAGTTGCGCTGCTCATTGTCACCTTGGATCCAGTTACGATAACCAGACACACCAAAGCGGCTGATGACTGTTTCCAGTTCTTCATCATTAACCCCGGGCGTTCCGCGCATAGCCTCAAGGGAACGCAGGTTCAGGAAGTGCCGCTGGATTAGATAGTTGTCATTTGTGCCAGTAGATGCTGGCGAAGGGAAGATGTCGTAAGGACTGACCCGTTGGAAATCTTCTTTATAATTTGTTAATACGATAGGAGTAAAGTTCGGCCCCCACGCCATCTCCTTGCCGCGCTTGATAATCGGGCCTTTCATTATGGCGGTAGGGTACGTGGTAAAGTCATTGATGAACTTCTTCAGCTCACCAGAGAATCCACCCTTGCGCAACTGGTCATCGATCTTTTGCCCCATGCGACGTGCCGCGTCCTCCGCTTCCTCGCGCATACGTGCCAAGGTTGCATCGTGGACTTCTTCCATACGAGCACGGAAAGCTTCGGGGTGAATAGGCTCAGGGCTTTGTGCCAAGAACTCTTCTGCCTCAACGCGAACCTGATCTACGATACCGCGCTTCATCTCAGGCGGCATGTCAGGATAGCTTGACACCTTCAGATCGAAGATGCGCTCTTGCTGACTTAGCATCACATCACGGATCCACGACTCAGCGGCACGAGCTTTCACATCTGTCAACATCATAAAGATGTCGGAGCCACCCATGCGGTTGATCTCGGCCATGCGCTCAGGGTCATACTCACCCCGACGTTGACGCTCACACTTCAATAGACGCTCAGTGATTAGCGACTTTGCAACCTTAGCCTCATCCCAACTCTTGCGAACGTAGGCGCTGAGACGCGATTCAAAACGCGAATTGCTCTCCTGATCTTCTAGGTCGGTGATTGATGCTTCAACTTGTGGGCGCTTTAAGCTGTAACTCATTTATGTCCATCCCCTTGCAGAGACTTTTTTAACGGATCTTGCACGAGCTGGTTGAGTACCGCTGCGGATTTTCATACACCCGTACTGCAAAGCATCCTGTGGGTGGGAGTAATCATCCTTGAGCGGCCTGTCTTTATACCTAGCTAGGCCAGAAGTCTTTATTCGTTCGTACTTGTATCTACCGAGGAAACCCTTCCTCAGACTCTTACACCGCGGGTTCAACATAAAGCCCGGCTTGCCATCCGTCATCTTCGTCATGAAGTAGGCTACGGACTCACGGCGCGGGATCCAATCGTTTGTCGAAGCGGGTTCCGTATAAATCCCGGCCTCGAGAAGTTCTTGAAAGCAAGTCCTCGTATCGGTTTGGGATCTAATACTGCCAGCAGGGTCGCCAGCAGACACGATCTGAAAGTGCGCATACTTGTTATTAAGGAAAGGTTTAACCACATCGTTAGCAAACTCACGGATACCCATGTCTTCGGATACCAGTTCATCAACAACGTGTAGCGCTCCTCTGGCTGTCTCTTGCAAAATAATACAAGCAGGAGTCAAACCAAAGTCCCACCCCAGAATCAGCGGTAGTCCCGGCTGGGGTTCAGCATCGTCTTTCAAGCAGTGAACCTTGTCGTTGTATTCTGGATACACAGGCTTGCCATCCATCGTGGCACCGTAGTTACCCAAACAAAAGACATTGATCCAATCATCCGTCTTGGATGCTAACTGCTGGAAGTAATACCCATAGCCATTCGGCAGGTTCCTGACATTCTCTGCGTGAGGGTTAGGCTGGTAATCATCTGTGCCATCTTCCTTCTGCAGCTTAAGCAGACCGCCGGGTTGACGGAAAAACTCCCACCCCTCAGGCTTCTCTTCCTCTGCTACCTGATAATACCAATGGTCGTCATCGGGCGGGTTGGTATCTAAAATGATTCCGTGCCAGCTTGGGCCACCTTGGGTCTTCGATGGATAACGGCCTACACGCTGTGTGACCATATCGAAGATTTCTTTTGGAACTTCGCTGGCCTCGTTAATCCATGCGCCTGTAAGCTCCAATGATCTTAGCTTGCCTGTCTCGGTTGGTTTGTCCAGAGCCATGAACATTACCTCAAGCTCCATGCCAGTGCCATCTCCGATGTCGCCAATGCGGAACGTCGAGGTGATAGGTGTATCCCATTTGATTGGAGCCACCTCAGTAGGGAACCATTGCTCCCATGTCTTAATGGTTGTGGACTTCAGCTCAGGGTACGTGTTACGGATAATCAGCCAGCGCGAACGGCGTATGCCATCTTGGCTCGGGCGTTGTCGTAGTGCTCGGGAAACAATCTCCACGCAGCAGGAGGACGACTTGCCAGAACCAACAGGCCCCATCAGCCCACGGACGAATCCGTTAGCTGCATGGAACTTGGCTGCTTCTTTACCCGGAGGGCTGTAGTTGAATTGATAACTCACAGATTAGAACTCTTTGTAAAAAGTAAACTGGACTTTCTGTCGTCCGGGTTCGTAGGCTACGCCCATGCTGCCGAACTTATTCTTGTAGGTAGCGTCAACAGCATCAAGGCTCTTGCCCGCTTGCCCGCCACCTTTCCAGTGTGAGCCGCTAACGCCCACGTTAACAGAGTCGTCATTGTCTAAATGAAAAGTCTTTCCAATGCGGCCACCGCCACCGAAGTCTCCCACCCCTTGACCGGATGCGGAGTAGGAAAGCTCGACAGGGGATTCGTAGTCTTCGACTTCTGGTTCATAGCCTAGGCTGGGTACGTCACCGCCATCAGCCATCTTGACCGGGCCCTTCTTGAAGGACTTCCTGTTCCAATCAGCGCAGTGACCCATTACTCGTCTCCTTCTTCTTGGGGAGCACCCATGTTCAGGTTGAAGGTAATTGGCTGTGCATCGACTTCCATACGGACATCAGCCAAGTCAGGCAGGATCTTGCGCAGGAGAATCTCGATGGCACGAACTTGGGTGGTAGTCATCTCGACCTCACCACGGGCATGTGCCTCAAGACGATTGATTAGCTGAGCAGCTTGGATCTTCAGCCGGGTATTCTCATCGTGACGAATCTTTTTAATTCTAGCTGCCATTTAGTTTCCTTAGGTTTGTACGTCAACCCCAGCCTTAGAGAACGCTTGGATCATGCGCTTGGCAAGAAGCATCAAGTCGTCGTGGGAATGGAACTCAGCCAAGTTGATCTCGGCCTCAAACAAATGAGGGGTGCCGTGGACGTTGACCATCCCAGACAGCATCACCACATGCGGCGCTATCGCCTTCTTCAGATCAGACTCGTAGCCGACCTGAACCCCACGCAGAACTTCCACGCGGTTCAAGAACTCTTGGAGTTGATTGGGTTGTAACATAAGCCCTCAAAAGAAAACCCCCCGGTCAATCCAATCTCTGTGTAGGATGAGCAGGGGGTGTTAAGTTGGTTGCGGGAGAAGGACTCGAACCTCCGACCTCTGGATTATGAGTCCAGTGCTCTACCGCTGCGCTATCCCGCGCTAGATGTTGTTAGCTATATATGCACACTATTCTCAATTGTGCCACAAGTATAACATAAGGTGTTTGAAAAATAGTAACTACTGTTATGTTATGCCCCACCTGTTAGAGACTGTGAGTCCCGTCCCGGTACTTACGTTCCTGAGCCCAGCGCCAAACCAAACGCCGTACTCCCCAGCTTGACAAGTTCCGCAACACTTCGTGTATGCCATCCCTATCCGGTGCGTACTTGAAGTGCATTAGCCACGCCCTAGAGGGGTGCCACTTCCCCCTGCCCTCGCACAGATGGGAATGCCACTGCCACGTATCGATGCTGTACCAATCACCTTCGTTCAGATAGCACGTCTCAATCTTCCGGGCTTCCTCTTCCTCGCACTCATCCAAGATGTCATACTCGTAATCCCAATCCGGGTCGGCTGGCCTGTCGTCCTCGTATTCAAAAAATTCTCCACGCGCTCCCTTATTCCCCTCCCCAATCATCACAAGGTTCCACCGGGAGGTGGGGTTGTAGCAGTGCCGATGTATTCCCCAATTGCCAATCTTGTTCGTGCCAAGGTAAGGCTGCAGTTCCAACTCCTTGAACAACTCTTTCAAATATGGAAACTCCCGCATGATGTCCTCATACGTCACCTCAAGTTCCTCAGACACATACTCCTGATTGCTTGTCAAGTTAGCAACCGTTGTTTCCGTCGGGCTGTCCTTAGTCACTCCCCAATACTGAGCAGTCACAACCCTAGGATCCTGCTTTGCTACCCAGCTCTCAACGTCTGGCAATAACTGTTGCAGTTTTTTCAAACGATAATCTGTCTCATTCAACCTAATCCAATTCTTCCCCGCATCTAAAATTTTCATCGGGCACCTCCTTTTCTGATTCTACTCCAAAGTTGGGTGTTCCGTGTGCATACCGGATACTGCTGTATCTTAGCCCCCGGGGGGTAGTACCCTTGGGTGCCGGGTGGGGGGTTCATGTAGGAGTTCTATTGCTACCTATCGGAGTTCTTAGCGTCCATTCTCCTTGTTTCCAGCGACAATCAGGGGTAATTGTTGCTATTTGTGGAACAATTAGACTCGCGTGCGGGAAGTCCCCTTGTTTTCATTAACTTTTTTGGAACTGACTAGGGTATCCCTTGTACCAATCTTCACCTTAATTCAATCAGCGCTACGCGCCCTTCTTTCCCTTCGGGAAGGTCGCTTCACTTTCCCTTTATATCAACGCTGTACTTTATCTTACTTAAGGAGTTCATCATGACTACATCTACACAAGTTCGTCCTATCACTGCAGCACAGAAGGCTCGTTTGATGGCTATGGCTGAGCGTGGCATCTTTGCTGGTGACATTCCTACTACCTCTTGGGAGGCTAGCTGGGCAATTCGGACATCTCCTGCTTCGAAGCGTGACAAGACTGAGTTGGCTGCAAAGGGTGGTCGAGTCTTAGCTCGTATGACTTCATCTGAGATCGAGATGACTACTAAGGCTCTTCAGGCTTTGGATAAGCTCTCACGTTCTGGTTCTAAGGATGAGATGGTTATTGAGGCTGAGATCATCTTACGTGCCATGTTTAGTGC